GGATGCCTTCAATGATGCCAAAGGAGCGCCCGAAGCTAAAGACACTTGTCACGCCCTGGTTCGGCATTGCACTTACGCGTTCGACTACAACATGGCGGGGATCATGCTGCGTAAATATTCCGGCCAAATCAGCAGCGGCAACCTGCCTCTTAGCTTTGCCGTTGCGAGTCAGTTCGTGCGTTGGCATATCTACTACGTCAATCAAAACGTCATCAATAAACACCGCAATGGCGCCACTCAGTCCTGGGTCGATGGCCATGACTATCATGCTTGCGCCTTTGCCGCTATCAGCGCGTCCACGGCCTGCTCCAGCTTCATGATGTTGCTGTACAGCGGGATCGTCTTGCCGGTGCTCCAGCGTGATAGCTGGGCAGGGTCGATGCCTGCTGCATACGCAATGTCGTTCATCTTGTAGCCGTTTTCCTTTGCCCGTAGCCGGATGGCCTCAATTGCTTGCTCTGTTGACGAAATCATGTGCCTGTAACCTCCAAATTGACGAATGCGTCCATTCTAGGGTTTTTGACTAGATAAACAATTATTTAGCGGATCTAAGGGTAAACACCTACTTAAATAAGTTGATGAAGTAGTCAATTCATGTAAGATGCGAGGCATCAACAACCCGCCAAATGGCACAAAACGAAAGAAACCGATGAAAACGACAACTTTAAAAGCTGACTGCTACTTCCAACAAGAGCAGTACAACCCTCGCATTCGCGCCACTGTGCCACCAGCTTGGGTGGTTGAATTTGATTGTGCTTTGCCAAATACAAATGTGCCGCCTGTTTTTTATGGCCATACGCGCAGAGAAGCAATTGAAAACGCTATCAAAACGCTTCAATCTTTTGGCCTGACTGGCCGTTTAATTCTTAACTAAACCCACGGGGCTACGGCCCCATCTTTAGGAGATCACTATGCGATACCGCGAGCACTACACCATCCAACCCGTCTACCGAAAATGGGCAGACATTGCCCTTGCCGTGGCTATCGGAGTCGGTCTGGCCTTTTTCTTTTTCATGGGAGCGTAATCATGAGCGAAGCAATGCAATTCCAAATAGATGAAGTCGTGGAGGAGCTGTCCCCAGCCCCAGGTTCCTTTGGTATGTTGACATCTCAGGATGTCAGAGAACTGGTACGCCGAGCCGCTACCAAGGGAACCTTGATCGGGTATGTTGCCGGTGAGAAACTGACAGTTACCAGGTTCAAGAACCAGATGCAGGAGTGGCATCAAGAGCATGAGAATCTGAAGTCCCATTGCAAGGATCTGGAGATGGAGATCATGGGGTTAACCAAATGAAACTATTCCAACTACTTAAAGAACCTTTCAAACGCCCAACCCCGTTAGAACTTATAGCCCAGCAGCTCTCTGACGCGCATATCGAGTTGCTGACCGCAGAGCAAGGTGTGGACTATGCCGCCAGCATCCGCGACTACAACCGCACCGTCATAGCCCGATTAAACAAACGTATGGAGGAATACAAGTGATCGACAAGGAAACGCTATGGGCGGGTTCGCCTGTACCAGTGAACGACCATGATTGGCGCTGCAAGTGTGAAAACTGCATCATCATTCGGTGGTTAAAAGCCGAGAAAGAAGTTGTTGCCCTACAAAAAATAATTGAAGGGCGAAAGCAAAAGTGGGTAACGATGGCAATGGTTGAGTGTATCTCGCAACATAAGTGGCGCACAGATGAAGCAATCAAAGAAGTCAAAGCACTTTGGGCTTTATGCCAAATACCTGAATCACACCTTGAAGACCCTGCCGACATCCTGCCTAAGTTGCTTAGATACACACAAGCAATGGACGCTGGCTTGAAAGAGAAAAATTGGAACGCATTTGTTTTTGGAAACCGCTTTGAAGAACACGCTGATTTATTACACACCGAAGGAGAATACAAATGACTTGTTGCTGCACCTACAAATGCGAACAGGGCAGAGATTGCCCCGTCAGAAAACGCGAAATAGAGGCCGTAAACAGGGCATATATCGAGCGTGAAACGGTGACTGACCCTAACCCCTATGAAGATGTTTTCGGCACGTTTAAGGCGCTGGTGATCGTGCTTGCAGTGTGTATAGGCGCAACGTTGTTGTCTTATGTATTGTGGGGGAAGGTATGAAATTAAGCCAAGGCGAAGTAGTCCAAGGTTTAGTGGACGAATTGCTGGAAACAATCCACAAGTACAACGATACGATGTTTCTGTCAACCGCAATTGGATGCTTGGAACTTGTAAAGCAGCAGTTGATTAACGATAGTTTGGAGGACGCATTATGAGCAAAATGACAAAGTGGTTCCCCCCGCACATCAAGCCTTGTCGGACTGGCGTGTATGAAGTCGATGACGATTACCGCCTCCCAAGAACTTTGCCAACTTATGCGCGTTGGGACGGGCTAGAGTGGTCAAACGAATCCTATCACACACATCACCCTGAGTTGCATTACACATCGTATGGCGCGTATCAAAACAAATACTGGCGCGGGTTTACTAAGGAGCAGACATGACAAGCTATCAATCTTATTGTGTGTACTGCAAACGTCCCGTGTTAACAATGTTAACTAAATGTAGGAGTTGCGGAAAATGACTGATGCACAAATGGCTTTACTGCTTTCACACATCTGGCTTTCTAGGCTTACTGGCCCAAGATATGCATTAGCGGTGGGACTTATTTTTTTATTTTTTTATTTTTACTTAGGGTATTTCCAATGACAGGCTACAAATCAAAACGCGTTGCGGCGCTAGATGAAGAGGGTATGTACCTTGTGCATCAGACAGAAGTCAAGTTTGGTGCTGCACCTGATAATTTCCACACCTTCAAACAGCCTGAACGCTCGGAATGGAAATGCTACCTGTTTGGCAACACCGCAAAGGACAACCAAGGAATTGTTTGGATTCCCATCAAAGGTCAAGAACCAAATTGGTTTGTGCGCTGGATGATGAAAGTATGTTTTGCTTGTATTTGGGTTAAGGAGAAGAACAATGGATAAAGAAACAACACAGCCAGCGCAGGAGCCTGTGGAGGATGTGGTTGAGTATTTTGCTGACGGGACAAGGATTGTTCGTATTGCAGCAAAGCGCCCGTGGGTTGACCTGACGGATGAGGATTTAAACGAAATATTCGCAGTGGCAATGACGGGGGAAGGTGCTGTGCATCTGGCTTTGGAAAAAATCAAGGAGAAGAACGCATGAAAAACTGCTTTACAAACGCCACGGTAGTGTGGAGTGAGCGAGAAATCCTACGCCGTGAATCGTTGGTGCGGGAAATCCCTGCAATGCTGCTTGATGTCTGGCGTAGTTTGAACCCTGCTGTGCAGATGGAGCGCGTAGAGACACCTGTGTTGACCCCTGCCGAATACCTAGCGGGACACATTGAAGCTAAGTTTGATTTGATTAACGCCGGTCGCCGTGGATACCTTCGTCCTGAGACTACGGCAGGAACCTTTGAGGCTATGCGCTTGCGGTATGACCAAGAGGCGCAGATGAAGAAGCGGTTGCCTATGTGCTTGTGGCAAGTGGGTTTAAGTTTTAGGGATGAGGAGAACCCCGACACCATGCGCGCCAGCAAGCTGCGGTTAGTGCAGTTCTACCAAATGGAGTTTCAATTGTTTGCAAGCCACGGAAGTAAAGCGCCCTACCTTGAAACTGCGCTAGACGCATTAACGAAAACTTATGGTGGCACATACGAACCCGCAGATGAACTGCCGCACTATAGTGAAAAGACATTGGATTGGCATATTGGTGGGCTTGAGGTTGCTGGTTGTTCTGTCCGCAAAGATTGGTCGCACGGCACAGTGTTTGAAGTCGCCATTGGTATTGACAGATTGGTAGCACTACAGATGCAGGAGAACAACACATGAAATTAACAAGGAAGTCTGATGAAAGTTTCTTTTGATAAGCTACCCAAAGAGTGGATTGGTGTAAATGGGCCTTATTACATGGCAAAGGCCGTTGATGTAACAGGTAAATGGAAATTTAGTGCAATGCTTATGTCTAGCCAAAATTTACCTAAATTTATTAAAAATGCAGAGAAATGCCTAAAAGAGCAATGTTCTGAGGTAGTTTTTCATGATGGTTTATGGACAAAGACAAGAGATGAAATTTTTAATCAAGAAAAGGTAGGCCATGTATGACCATCGGACGATTTGCAAATGGCAGCGACTCTAAGCGCCGAGTAATGGGCCTTGCTGGTGAGTGGGAGCGCAGGCAAAAGCTACCAGGCGAGGCAGAGCCTTCAACAATTAGCATCTGGAAGCAGCCGGTGTACCAACCGCCGCAGATGGATACACCTCGTCCTGGTGCTAACGATCACCTCAACATCAGGAGCAAGGGAATATGAAGTCGGTTTACCAAGTCAGGGTATTGGACATCTTGCAGCGCAAGGATATGTCCACCTCGGAATTATGCGTACTCGTCAACTGCACCCAACGTGCTGCCCAGCAACTGCTTGCCAAACTACGCCGCCAGGGGCTGGTGTACAGGTCAGGCTGGCGTAGGCAACCAGATGGCATTGCAGCGGTGTTTACGGCAGGCATAGGGACTGATGCACCAAAGCCGCCACGGGCAACTGACAAGGAACGCCAGATAAGGTCTAGGGCCAAAGAGACTCAGGAGGAGAAAGAGTTTCGCCAAGCGCGTGAACGGGCTAAGAAGATTAAGCCTCGGCGTGATCCGCTGATTGAGGCATTCTTTGGCTCTTACGTCAGGACAGAAACATTGCCCGTTCATCAATACGCCGATTCTGCAAGCCCTTGAGTATCTTGCCGCCACCCATGCAGTATTTCAAGAATTCTTGTGCAGCGCCTGCCTTGTCGCCGCGAAGCAGTTTCTGGCGAAGCGTAGAACGCTGGAGTGTCCCAAGGCCACAGTTAAATGAAAAGCTAACAAGCCCATCAAACTGACCTTGTGTAAGAGGGACAGGGCAGAACCGTTCGACTCCAAGTTCAAAACGCTGAAGATCGGCTGCAAGAATTCCATTGACTTCCTCCATAGTGAACTGGCGATCATCCTCTGGGCGTAGCGGAAACGCCATGCGCTCCTCTAGCTTTAACTTACCCTGGGCTGGATAGAGTACATGGCCCACACCAATAGTCCACAGCAATGCTGGACAGCGGTACGGGCGCATCTTAGTGCCTTCATGGTGCTTGATTACGGCAAGTGCTTTGTCTGAGACTTTCATTTCTTTTGCGTTTGTACGCACCCTACTTTGTAGCCCAAGTCACGCCACTCTTTAGCCGCCTTTTGGCAGGCAGCCTCGTAGTCAAAGTACCCAACGATAAGAACGCTATTCATGTTGATACCTGTGACCAAAACCAGCGTCCAGATCATTTACCAAATGCTCTACCACCAAAATGGAAGGCTATGATGGAAGCGAACAGTGCCTGGGTATTGCTATCCCATAGTTTCTCAGCCAATTGCGGAAACTCAATGCCACGGTTCCAGCCGTACATGAACAGGCCAACGTCCACGAACACCAGCAGGAAGAAAAAGCCTAGCGTGATGAATGAGCGTACACCAGCACGAAGGTTTTTCATCCACTGTGACGTACCATCGTTAAGGCTTTCATCATGCGCGTAAATGGCCTTCATTTCAGCAGTCTGAGCGTTGACCAGGTTCTCACCGGCCTTGGCCTTGGTTTCAATCTCTAGCTGCGCGGTATGTATCTGCTCAACCCTCTCCTGCGCCTCAAACCCTGCCTTGCGTAAGTCCAGTTCCCGCTGAATCTGCATCTGGGCCAGCGCCAGTTCGTGCTTTTTGTCCTGCCGGTTTTGGAAGAAATCCAACAACTTGGGCAAGCCGCCCATGAGGAAAGAGATTAGGGTTGAGAGGATAGTTAGCATGGTTTAGTCCTTTTTGCTTAAAGCGTTTTCAATTCGTGCTTTGAGTTTTCTATCTTTCACATACTGATTAGCGACCCTAATTCCAGAAATAACAGGCACTGGTAAGCCGGTTAAATATCCTGTAAGACCAGCTTCAGTAATTGCAGCCATAAGCATTCCAGCCGTACCAGATGAATTTATTAGAGTGCCTGGTGGAACTGTCTGTATATACTGGAGAACTTCATTCAGGTCGCGTACTGTTTGCGCTTTTTGCTTACCCAAGACAATATCAAGTCTGCCATTTTTATCTAAGCCTTGAATTGCACTATTAAGTTTTGCAGGAGAAACGATTCTGTTTCCCATAGAGTCAGTTGCAATCCCACCTGTTGCTTCATCAACAATGTGTTTCATGGTTGAACCTTGCACTTCATTCCATGCAGTCTGACCATCCTTACCGCTAGTAAACAAAACACGCTTCAAGAAAGTTATTTCTTCTGGACTACCGTTAAGAATAGACTTTTGGAAAACTTGACTTGCTTCAACTTTAGGGTCATCTTTACCTTTTACTTTTGTCAGCAAATTAGCAACAATGGCACGGCCTTCAAACTTTCTGGCTTGTTGATTACGCAATGCCCTTGCATCTTTGTAAAGATCGCCGCCAAGTCCCTCTGTTGAAATATCAATTACTTCCTTCAATTTCCCGCCAAATAATTGATTGGTAGGATCAGTGCCTATTGTTTTTCCAATTGCTCGGCGTAGTAATTCTGTTGTCTTTAGATCAGCAGGCAATGCTCTAACACTACCATCCTCAAGTTGCTCCAAAACACCTAACTGAATTCCTTTGTTCTTTGCAAGATTCAAAACTGGCGCTAATGATGCCTCTGGCATATTTTGGTTAATGTAATCTGCCAAGGAATCTAAAGCTACTGGCGCTTGCAATTCACCAGCATTTTCTGCTTTAGTGTAAGCAGCCCTAGTCTTAGCTTTAGCACCATTCCATCCTTGAGATAAAGCATCAATCACTTTGTTACCAGTAGCAGCAGGGCCAGCTTGTGCTACTTGAGCACCAGTTTCTTCAATTAACGTATCAAAGTTTTTCAGAATTTCAAGGTTATTTTGTTCTGATCTCTCACGCAAAGGCGCTCCAAGTGGGCCTTTCATTTGCTCTTTTTCAAATGCCAACTGTGCTGCATCACGGGTTCTTGCACCCCTTGTTAGTGTTACTGGAACAGGCAATGCCGTAGCGGTAGTTTCACGCACCAAAGGCATTGAGGCAGCCGCCGCGCCTGCACTTGCACCCATAGTAGGCTCTACCCTAGATAGCATTGGGGCTTCTTCAAAAGCATTGCGAACAATATTAGCGCCTTGTCTAAGCGTTGGCCTTTGTGCAGAGAACATACCAGGCGCTATGCCTGGTTGTGGTGGAACCATCTGCAAAAGACTTCCAATAGATTGCAGTTGCTCTTGTGATGCCTGAGTTCTAGGCTCGTAAGTAAAGCGTTGAGCACCAAGTGCTGCTCGTTGCTCAATCCTTTTTGCTGCTTCTGGTGTACCAAAACGGCCTGCTTGTGCTTCTTCATAAGCACCAGTTAAGCCGCCTCCAACAGTACCAAAAAGACCACCAGTAGCACCAGTTAAAAGTGTTAGTGCTGTTTCTCCAGCGCCTACCAATTTATCCCCCATGCTTGGAGATTTATAACGCATCGGTTGAGCAACTTGTTGCTGCTGACCTAGGCTGAAATCCTCAACAAGTGCACTGCCCATTTGGAAATCTTCAGCAGTAGCTAGGCCACTTTTAATAGCCTTTTGGATTATTTGCTCTTTGGATGTTCCCTCTGGAACATCCTTTATCACTACACCATTTGGAAGTTCAATATCCATGATAAACCCTTACTTTATAGGTCTTTCCAACTTACAGCACCAGGTGTACCGCTTGGTTTTTTAACTTGTTTAGCTGGAGGCATTGGAGCAGCAGGAATTGCTGGGCCTACGTTTGACTTAGTACCTGTAGCATCAGAAGGTATCAAACTAGCGCCGCTAGGAATTTCCTGTATCACCACTCCTTCATACGGATTGAAAATATCTTCTTCAGCACCACCGAGTGCCGTATTCTTTTTAACGTACTGTTTTTGGTATCTTTTTAATTGGGTTTCTTTGTTTTTAACAAGTTCATTTCCAATTTTAAGTAAGTCAGAACGCTGATCTGGTGTAAGGCTGCCACCTTTAAATACAGTTTGTGCTAGTAATTGGATTCTTTGCGGTATAGAGGGATTGCCAAGAATTGTGTTTTTATCACCTTCTTGAACTGCTCCAGATGGATCATAAATTTTTCCAATGTTAAAGATGGTTGCACCATCAGCAGATGGATTTCCAGCTTGCGCTAATGCTACAGAGGATGTCAAGGCTCTAAATCTTGCCGCAACTTCAACATCTGGTTTTATTACCTGTTCCCACTTATTCATTACATCAAGACTTGCTTTTGCAGTAGCAGTAGGGTCTGATAAATTAACTTGCATTTTTGGTGCTTTTGCTGCCGCTTCAGCATCTACACGCTTGTTAACTATTTCTGCTTCAGAGTCCGATAATTCGTCATATGTTTTACCCTTAAACATGGATTTTGCATACCGTTCAGCCGCATCACCAAAGCGAGGGGCTTTAGCCTCTTTCGGCGCGGTTAGTCGGCTGTACTCTGCCATAAACGCTTTGTCGTACTCAGGCGACCCCAATGGGCCAGCTTTCAAAGCAATATTTTCAGCATTTGTTAATTCGTTGGTAGTTGGCTTTTTCGACTCAGGTTTAGCAATTTGTTCTTGCAAAGAAGTAGCATACGCAGTGTTATATTCGATTGATCCTTCAGGGCCGGACAACAACGCAACTTCACGCGCCAATTGCACTTCTTTTGGAGATGCTTGCACTTTTTCGCGGCTAGCTTGAGCCAACGATGCTTTACTAGCCGCCTCACGCTGTTGCGTTAACGCTGCTTCACTTTGCGCCTTGCGATAGATTTCAGCCAACTGCATAGCGCCAACTGTATCGCCAGCGTCACCTAACATTTTTATGCCCTGCCCTATGGAATTAAGATCGGAAAAATCAATCTGTTGGGCTATGGAGTTTCGTGCGCTAATCTTCTGCAACTCAGGGTCTTGGCCTCCAAGCGCACCACCTATCGCCCCAGCCAAGCCATAAGCACCGCGACCAATAGCGTAGTTAGCTTGCTGGAACGGGTCTAGCTTGGCGTACTGTAATGCTCGCTGGTCAGCTAAAGCAGACTGCTGCTGCTGATAGGACTCAGGGCTAACACCAAAGAGGGTTTGTACTATTTCTGCCATGATTACTCCTATGTTCCAAAAGAACTGCTCAAACGGTTTTGATAGTACGGTGAAAGATTCGAGGCATTACCAGTGTTAATGTAATCAGTAAAACCAGCACTTCTGCCACCACCAAATAGATTTTGTATGCTATTTACTAATTGAGGATTCTGACTTCCCTGCGCCAAAGCAGTGGCAAACGGGTTGTAAGCGTTAGCAGCATAATTGCTTGCAGCAGCATTAGTGCCTCCTGCATACATCGCATTAGCCGCGCTAGGACTCATCCCTTTAGCGCCGATATTGATGCCTTGCTCTAACGTTTGCGCTCCCAATGACTCCAAGCCTGTAGCGCCCTGTAGATACGCTTGATAAGGTGACAAAGCACCTACCTGGCCTTGATAGCCTTGACTAATCAAGTTGCCACCAGTACCAAACAAACCAGCGCCAAAACTAGCACGACCTTGCTCCATCGCTTGCTGACGGGCAAGAAGGTCTGCACCAAAGCCATAACGCCCTTGTTCCAGTTGCTGTTGCTGCGCGGTGAACGCTGAGCCAAGGCCAAGGCGCTGCGCCTCTTGTGCTTGCTGTTGGTTTAACAGTCCCGCACCAAAACCAATCTGCCCTTGTCCCAATGCCTGCTGTTGCGCGGTAAGCCCTGCGCCCAATCCCACACGCGCCGCTTCTGCTGCTTGTTGCTGATTCAATATTCCAGCGCCAAATCCTATCTGGCTTTGACCTAACGCCTGTTGCTGTGCGGTAAGACCAGCGCCAAGGCTTGCACGAGCAGCTTCTGCCGCTTGTTGTTGGTTTAACAGACCAGCACCAAATCCGACTTGGCTTTGGCCTAGCTGCTGTCCTTGACCCAGCAAGCCAGCGCCAAAAGAGGCTTGCTGTTGCCCAGCTTGTTGCGCTTGCGCTGCCAAGCCTGCATCTTGCTGAGCTTGTGCGTTGTAGTACGCTTCCAGTTCTGGAGTGGTAGCACCAAGGCCAGCCGCGCCACTAGGACGCGCACCAGTTGCGCCAACACTCAACCCGCCACGACCTTGTTGGAACAAAGTGTTCTGCAACTGCGCCATTGAACGCTCGCGGCTCGGAGCAAGCAATTCTTGCTGTGAGGCCATGTACTTTTGTGCGGCCTCTTGTGGTGATTGCGCCAAGTACTGCTGACCAAGTGAGGTAAGCGCCTGCGCTCCCTGAGAAGGGGCAAACTGCTGACGAGCAATATCAACTAATTGCTGATCTTGACCTTGACGCAAAAACTCAGAGCCTCTAGTACCTATATCGCTAGGAACCCCGCCAAACTGTTGTCGAGCAATATTAACCAACTGCTGATCTTGGCCTTGGCGCAAAAACTCAGAGCCTCTTGCGCCTATCTCGGTAGGAACGCCGCCAAACTGCTGACGCGCTATGTCGGTTATCTGTTGATCTTGGCCTTGGCCTAACAGTCGCTGACCAATCTGTCCCACGCCGAAATTTGGTTGCTGCCCAAGGTATTGGTTTGCAATTCCACCCAAGCGTTGATCCGCAGGCTGGCTAAGGTACTGCTGACCCAACCCAAATAGAGTTTGACCCGCTTGCTGTATCGGTGCAAACTGCTGCTGCGCTTGCTCGGCTTGCGTTAGTCCTTGACCCGCTAATCCTAGAAAGCGATTTTGGTAGGCTCTCATCTCTGGCGATAAATTGTAACCAGCGCCGGTAACGCGCCCATCTGGGCCTGTTTGGAAGTTTGACGATCCAAACCTAGTAGTTACACCAACAGGGCGAAAACGGGCTTCTTCAGCGGCTAATCGGGCGGCTTCTCGCTGTGCATCAGCTTGTGTATTAGCAGCACTCTTTGCTGATTGACCTTGCAGATACCCGCCAAGTAAACCAGCCCCAGCAATAATGAAAGGCATATTATTCCCCTTTAATCAAAATTTCATCCACTTTTGACGGGTCTTTCTCGTCAGTGGCGTGAATACAAAACCAAACGCAATCGGTGATAGCCTTAACGCCGTGCGTTACCCCAGCCTTAATTTCTATGCAAGCTGGCGCAGAAACAATGTCAATCTCAGTTCCACGCAACACAGCAACCTTACCTTCAGCCAAAATAGATAAATGACTAAACTCGTGCGTATGCTTTAGGATAGCCATGCCAGCAGCAAAGAATGACTCTTTGGCATACAACCCATCACTGAAATGATGAGTAATGCGATATTTAGGGTCTTGCATCATCATGCCGTGCGTTGCCACATATATACAGCAATATAGGGTGAAATGGTAGTTGCTGCTGTACCAGAACCTACAGAAGCATTGGTTATTGTTACTCCCGTTAATTCTGATGACGTAGTAAGACCAGCAAAATTATTTCCAGAACCATTCAATGCACCAGAACCGCCACCACTGTTAAATATTGGTACTGTATGGTTATGAGTTGGGTCTGAAAGCGTATTTGCGTGGGTATGTGCTGGAAGATTAGCGGTGATTAACGTTGTTGTCGCAGAACCGCCCGTAGACCCAGCCGTATATGTTGCATCTTGGCTAATTAACATTCGTCCAGAACCAAACGTTGCCCAAGTACCAAACCCAAGCAAAGTGCCAGGGTTAGTGGCTACAGTAGCTGTATAAATTGAACCAACTGGATGCAATGCCGCAAGCGCCGCCTGCACGAACGCTGTCGTAGCAATCGTGGTGTTACTTGTGCCGAAAGATTGTGTAGTGCCAACAACACCAGAATTGACTGTCGTGGTTAAGGTTGCCGCACTTCCAGTGGTGTTTTGGTTTAAAGTTGGAAATGTGCAGTTTGTCAGTGTTCCCGATGAAGGTGTACCCAAAGCAGGCGTAACCAGCGTGGGGCTTGTAGACAAAACATTGTCTCCAGAACCCGTGGAAGTAGTAACTCCAGTGCCGCCATTAGCTACTGGTAGCGTACCTGTAACTCCAGTGGTAAGTGGCAAGCCTGTTAGATTGGTAGCTGTGCCAGAAACAGGCGTTCCTAAAACAGGAGTTACCAAAGTCGGGCTTGTAGACAAAACATTGTTTCCAGAACCAGTAGAACTTGTTACCCCTGTGCCTCCATTGGCAACAGGGAGTGTGCCGGTTACGCCAGTAGTTAAGGGTAAACCCGTAGTGTTGGTAAGTACACCTGATGTAGGTGTACCTAGTATTGGTGTTACTAGCGTAGGACTAGTAGATAAAACATTGTTTCCAGAGCCTGTAGAAGTTGTTACTCCAGTTCCACCGTTGGCAACAGGTAAAGTACCCGTTACTCCAGTAGTCATAGGCAAGCCCGTGCAATTTGTCAGGACACCACTCGTTGGCGTTCCTAGCGCGGGAGTTATTAACGTAGGACTAACTAGGTCTGCCTTGGTTGCTACTGCGATAGCAATATTGGCAAACTCGGTGTTGATCTCCGTTCCTTTGACAATCTTTAGAGGATTGCCAGACGTAAGCGCGTCTTTAGTCGCAAAATTTGTGGACTGTGTGTAATTTGTCATGTCTGCTTCCCATCCTTAAATTGGATTTCTATCTTCTGAATCGAAAGTCCAAAACCATTGATCGTTGATTCGTAACCAGTTTGGACAATTTTACCCGCGCCACTTGCTTGCGTGACTAGAGTTTGTAAAGCAACACCATCAGAATATTGAGCGACAACAGTGGCATTTGCTCCGTATTCAGCAATCCCGTACTCGCTTACGCCTTGCGTTGGAATTGAAACATTATTGGATAGATAGTTTGTCGTGAAATCAAAGGCCCACTTCATGGTGACAAACTGGTTCGACCCGCCAATAACAACAGCCTTTAACTTCTTCAATACTGAAGTGGCATTTGCCATACCTATATCAGATTGATTGGTGTAATACTGCAAACGGTACGTTGAGGTGTCATCCTGAAAGTTCTCGTACTTACCCAAGTAACCGTTCTTACCTATAACCAGATCGCCATTGCGCCGATAGAGCAAAGCAGTAGGTTCGATGGAGTCCCAGACAGTTACCCTAAACGATCCATCCTGCAACTGCGTTCGCGTATCAAAGCAGTAGACTTGCTTTGTTGTTGGCAAGGTAAGTAAGTAAAACGCTTCCTTCTCAGAGTAGACTGATTTCACGTTAGCCAAAGTTTCGCTGGCAAGTGATGCTATCAAGTCATTGCGAACATTCTTTGATAGATCGCCTAGTGGCGCCGACTTCTCAATGATTGTCCTGGCAAACGATCTAACGCCAGAGTTAGACAGGAAAAGGATGTCTTTGCCTGTGCTTTGTATAGTATCCCTACCAGTGCAGCCAATACCGCCCACAGCGTCACTGAGTGACATTGTGGCTGGTGTTGTTGCATTTGCGTACACCAAGATTTGACGCTTGCCAAAGATGATTAACGACCCGTTATGAGTTGCTAGGCCGGTGATCTCATCTGCTCCATTAGTCCAAACCCTGTCAACATTCAAAGAACCAGATGTTCCCGTTGACCATACATGACCAGAGAGTAAGTCTGAAAAAAAGACTGTGTTCTTTACGCCCGCAGTATTAGCAACCCACAAACGTCCAAATGCAGAAATAACAATATCTCCGCTTGGAACAGTACCAACATAGCCAGTTTTCTCACTCACGCGCCTGAATGTCGTTGTGCTTACCGTTGGGTCATAGATCAATGGATCGTAGCCCGTCTGAAAGAAGTAAGTGATGCCGTTGAGCGAGGCGCAAGACCAGTTGTTAGCGGTAATCGTAGGCGCAGTGCCGCCGCCACCATACGTCAACTCAGTAACTGTATTGGTGGTGCTTAACTTAAAAAGTTTGTTGTTACCAGAGAATAGAACAGTAATAGTTCCATCAGATTGCACTAACTCATGGACAACGCCAACATCATTAGCACCAAGGTTTCCTGATGCTGCATTGATCCTAGACCATCCATTCCTAGCGCCAATACGTCCGTATTGGTCAATGATGCAGTTAGTGGCAACTAAAGCAAACCCAGCCGCCAAGTCCAAAGGCGAGTCTTGCGTGTTCAGCCCAAAGAAGCCTGGTGCTTGAACGCTGGCAGTTTGCAGTGCTTGGCTCATATCGCAAAAAACTCCTGATTTTCGGGGTATCGAGTACCCTCCAATGCAATCTGGTCAGCAAGCATACCTTTATATAGTTGATACGCCTCTGAACTATTCAATCCACCATCTTCACCACGTTCTACCAAAGCACGGGCATAAGCGTTCTGCACCACTAAGAAATCAGGGACAAGCACGGATGTGCTGTCTGAAGACAATTCTGCTTGCGGTACTGTTACTGAAAATGGAATGTTGTAAACCCCATCAGGACGGGGGTAGAGCGTTACCTTAGTGTCTCCACTAGCGTCTATTCCATCAAATGCGTAATACTGCGGAATACCGTTTGTGGTGGGTACAAGATTCTGGTATCGGTTCATTTCCACAAAACTGATGTTTTCCAGACCAATGTTAGATGTAGTGTTGATTGCGTCTTTTACTTGAAACTTTTGTCCAGCACCAGTCATTGAATATTGATAGGTTGCTGATACCGTGGTGATAGTTACAGTTTGGCCTAAGACGTTCCAGCTAAAAGTGTCCTCAATCTGGCGTTTAGCATCATTGACAAATAGGCCAATCAAAGAAGAATAGGTAGTCTCATTGTTGGTCGATACTTGCGTTTCACGCAAACGAATCAGCACGTTGTTGATAAGCTGTAGGTAGGTCATGATCGTGTCAATCCTTCTTCTTCAATAGTGACTGCAACAGCAAAGGTTGATGCTGATTCTGATGTTGCTTTAAGTATGTCGCCTTCTTCCATTACAAAATAAGATACACCACCCCAATCTTGAGTTGTTTTGGAAGTAACTGCCGTTTGATAAACCAGTGAATAGGTCGCAGATGCTGATGTATCTACCCAATCAAAAGTAATGTGTTTGTTTGAACTAGTTGCATTAGCGGCACGAAGCAATACTACCCTTGCATAGTAACCCGTAGGTACGGTATAGAGGGTAGTGTTTGTTGCTGCTGTTAGATTTGCACCAACCGATAATGCTCTCATTTTGCCTTCGCCTTATTTCGTTCTGAAATAGACTTGGCTTTTACCTTTGCGTCAGCTTTTGAGGATGCACCCCAGGCTTTTAGCGAAAGAAGCAGTCTTGTCGGTTCGCCTTTCTTGTCGTACTCAGGGCCATCATTGCCAGCCATACGCGCCAAGAAACTTGCTCTGCGAGGGTTATCCCCCGACTTAACTGGCGCCTTTAAATCACCACCAGTTGAAGCATTATAGGATGCTCTCCCCTTGGCATTCAACCCGCCTTTCGGGTTTTTACCCTCGGATCGTTGCCAAGCAGGAGTTTTCATCTACTTTGCCTTTTTGGGTTTCTTTGCAGTCTTTGCCGCTTGTTTGAAGTCAGCAGCACTAGGTGCGGCCTTGGAGCCTACTTTGTTCATCTTCTCACCAGAGCCAGCCGCGATACGCTTTTGCTTGGCATTGATATTGGCATAAAGTCCAGATTTCATTTTTTCTTTACCTTCTTGGTAGGTGTATGCGTCAAAACTTTACTGCTTGCACTGTGCTTTGCACCAGACATTAAGGTTGATCCAGATTTATGTGTTTCACCTTTGTACGGTTTCCCATCAGGCAAATAGTGCGGCTTGTTTTTCATTACTTGCCCCGACTTGCTTTCTTCATCATATTGGTGGCTGTGCGCTCACCTCTAACCGGCGCATTCTTTGGCTTACTAACCGCGACCATGATAGTCATGGGCATGGATTTTTCTTTCATCTTCTTAGGCATCTTTGAATTGCCCATTTTTGGTGCTTTTCCGTACATGATTTAATCCTTTTTTAAATTTACGCTGTTGCCATTACTTTACGGGGTCTACCCATACGCTTAACTTGAACTGGTGCTGTCATTGGAAGCACCTTATTCTCAACCTCAACCCTTACATCTTCACCCTTATCATCAACCAGGACGTAACCACTATGACCACGCATAGAGTCAATATCGTGCTGGTAGGTAAAGGTAACGGTATTACCGCTTTGTAAACATCTAAAAGTTGCCATACTAGAACTCCAAAAAAAGAGGGGTTATTAGCCCCTCTTTAATTACACTAAGCGAACAACCACGCACCGAACTGTAGTGCTTGCCAAGTCCACAGTAGCGGTACTTTCGTTTTGGAAACGAATAGAGACTGCATTTGCGGCTGAAACATAAGGCGTGATGGAGAGGCCAGAGACATCCACACCCATACTTACGCTCAACACAATATCGCCCAGAGCCACGCCAGGTACGGCAATGGTGTTGGTTTCACCAGCGCCATCTACCAAAGATGAAGCGTTAAGTGTTGCTGTTACAGACCAAGTGTCCGAAAAAAGACCTCGGAACTGGTCATTTCCCCTGCGGGAAACTACTGCTGTTGCTGCTGCCATTTTCTAACTCCTTAAAAGTAATGCCCCCATTGCTGGGGGCGTAGGGTTAGGCTGGCACTGCCAACGCAAATGCGCTAGAAGACAAAGCTGCACCAGTTGTAGCGGCTGCACGGAGTGCGGCAACACCATACAAGGTATCAGATGTAAACAAAGTGGCAAGGTAATCTTGCTTGTACTGAGTTTGTGAACGGATACCAATTTGCTCAACCAGAACCATCGCATCCTTGTGACCCATCAAGCAAATACGATCTGTTTGGGTATTACCAAAAGCAGTGTCAGCATTGCTAGAAGTGAACACGGGGATACCGTACAAGTTGCCGATTTCACCAGTGCGGATTGCATTGCCATTACCCACAAAAGCCTGTTCCGTGTAACGGGAAAGACCCATTAGCGTATTACGGCTAGATGGAGGGATCAGGAAAAAGCGATTGTCCATTGGCGTATCGTTGTCATCCAAACGCTGAATAGTTCTGCGGATAGCGGCATCGGTCAAAGCGGCTGCATTTGAACTGGTGCTGTTATACACGGTAGTACCATCAGAACCAACAAAAGCCTTGGTGCTTGTATTGGTTGTCGCATAGTCGTTAGTGCCAACGGTAGCACCGTTGAATGCACGACCCAATTGAACCAGGCTAGTATCTACTTGCTTGGCAAGCGCATAGCCTGCATCAGCAGTGTAGAACTGGCGCAAGCTGTTTAGTGCTTGTGCTTCAACGATGTCCTCAATGAAACGTGAATATTCAAAGTGCTTGTTAATGGACACTTGAATTTCTGTTTCCGTATCGGCAATCAGAGTAACGGCAGTAGATGCCGATTTCGCTGAAGCTGAACCACGAGTAGGTGCAGGAATGTGAACCACATCGCCCTTCTTACCTTTGAAATTCATCTTCATTACGATGTTAGCCAGAACAAGGTTTTTCTTGTAAGCGGCTATGATTTCATCACTCCAGATTTCTGGGATAAACGTTGCTGCGGTTGTTACTGTTACCGCTGGGGTGGGATATGCCATGATTAAACTCCAGTTAAATTATCGAACACGACCCTCGGCATAGGCTGCGAGTATTTCATCGTTTAGCGCCTCATACCTTGAGGGGTCAGTCATTTTCAGACGAATTAGATCGGCCCTGCGATAGACGCGCTTGGAACTCTCTCCAGAGCCACCAACATCAACTTGCGCCGCTCTCATGCTTTTAGTCCGTGCAGCGTCAGACGCTTTTTCAGACTGTTGGGCTTTTACACCGCGCAATTCTTTGTAAGTAGACAACAATTCATTAGCCGAATCATAGTCAAATTCACCATCTGCTCTTGCGTAGAGTCCCAAACGGATAGGTGAAGATTTCACCCAGTTTTGAAACTCCGAATCATTGACTACTTGGGAGTAGTCAGGATGCTCTTGCGTTAGCTTCTGCTGAATCTGCATCCGTCTGAAATCCATGCCAGCTTGTCTGGCCGCGAGAACGTCAGGATGTCTATCAATCTGGCCTTGAACTGCCTTTTGAGGATTCTCAAAAAAGTCAACTTCAGGGTCTTCCTCTTTGATAGGTTGCAATGTTCCACTAAGGTTTTGCTTGATTAACTCGTCAGCTAACTTACGAACTTCACCGACCTCTTGGGCCTGCTTACCTATCAGCCTTTCAGCCTCCTGGTGCATTCGTACAACTTCCTCCAAACTTTTAGCCCTGTATTTCTCAGGAAGTTCGTTTTTAGTTTCTTCTATTTCGAGTTCGCCTAGCGGCTCTGTGGGTTCATCAATCAACATATCGATTTCCTGCCAAAATGGTTGTAGGATAATTCAACTCGGCTTTCGCTTATGAGTTGGCTTTTTGCTCCGCTTTTAACTTCTCAGTGTGCCGGTGTTCAAACCGTCCATAAGCGGACGGAAAGTTACCAGACCAACCTTCCAAGTTAAATGCAGGAGCACTTATTACACGGGCGGCTAACCCCCCGCATTTACAAAGCACACTGATAGTCTCATAAACTTGCAGTGCCTCGGTGCGTTGTCCACATAAGCAGACAAATTCATACATTCTTCTCATTCAAATCCTCGTATGCTCGTTCGCTGACCTCTTTTAAGGTTATCAGCCAAGTTAGTATGGAAATCTCGCCTTTGCGGAATTGTAGACTTTTTTCGTCCGCTATGGTTGAGACATTGTTAAGCGCATCAAACATCTTATTGGCATCTTCCATTAGGTCAATCCAACCAGGCATGGAGAACAGATCAAACCTGTCCTCATAATATCTTTGCAACTCAGGAGCCATGTTATTTATCCATTAATATAGTTAGCCACCAAAAAATCAAACCAAATAAAAGTATTATTAATCCACCAGCCGCCAACCATGTTAATAAATCTTCTATTTCTTCCTTATGTTTTTCGGCGTGTTTCTTAGCCAATATTTCTTCAACCTTGCGCTTTTGGATAATCCTATTACGCTCAATCATCAACTGCTGCCAAAGGTCAGCATTGCCCGACATCACCATAAAGTTGTTCAATTCCCTCTCAGCATCTGCCAACTGCTTGGCTTGCATCACTATCTCAAACGCCTGCGCTGTATCCGACTGTGCAAAACTAGACTTAGGCTTGGATGCTTCCTTTTGGACAACATCCTTGGCCTCAAAGAACTTCATCATCTCACCGCTAATAGCGTGGATGTCCTTACCCATCTTAATTGCTGCCTGCACCCCCTTGATGGCGGCTTGCGCTGCTGCAAAGGCTGTAAGTGGGTCTATCATTGCTCAACCTTTTTCCACTCCAGACAATAAACCCTGCGCTCAAATACGTCCCCCGTCCATGCCCACCTTACGCAAACGTACTTGACAGGCGCTTGTGGCGTAACCAGCACCAACGCAAGCACGATCCAGCGCATACATTAGTTTTTTCCTATCCAATTGCCAATATAGCCCAGGATGCTACCTAACGCGGACACCACTACCATGCCCATCCAGAAACCGCCCTTGCCCTTATTTGCCATCTCTACAAGCCGGTCTATAGACGTTTCCATATTGTCAATTTTTGCAGACATCTCGTCAAACCTTCGCTCGTAGTCCTGCACCTTCTGCCAAAGGACTCCGTACTTGACGGGATCAATTTCGGGGGAGTTCATTACCAAGGCAACTCTGTATTAGCTGGGCTGACAGGCGGTGTAATCATGCTGTCGATTTGTCCCTGCACACATTGCTGTGCGCTGGTGATAGCCGACTCTGGAATCCACGCAATGACCTGTGCCTGTGTCAGGCTTGCGTAGGGAGTCACTGGGCCTGTTTGGTCAGCAGAGTTGAACTGCGTGTTGCCGCCGATAGAGGCGGTGTTAGTGCCGTCTACGCCAGTAACTTCCCAGATGGCGTTGACCACATAGTTAGGGTCAGGCTGCTGGAGCGTGTACATCGCGGTGATGGTGGTGGTAAAAGTTGTCATGGTAGTCCTTTAGGTTGATTCAAGTGCCGCAATACGGGCGGTGAGGGAAGTGATGAGGGCTTGTTGTTCTTGGATAGCCGCAGTCAATGTAGCCACCAAGAATGATGTGTCAATGCCTTGGTATTTAGGATTGCCTTCTTCGTCTAAAGCATCTTTTTCGCCAGTAACGGCTTGTGGCACAACTTCTGCAAGTTCGTGAGCAATAAAACCTTCGCCATTAGAGCCGTCAGCATTCCATTTGTAAGTGCAAGGCTTGAGCAATGCTACTTTAGCCAAAGCACCTGTCATTGGTGCAATGGTGTTCTTTAGGCGATAGTCGGATGAAGTGTTGTAAGCAGTTGCCGATGCTGTTACAGCAATTGTGCCAACTTGTGTTGAAGTGCTATACCACCATTCAGCAACATTACCAACATTACCATTTCTTGCACCAGCAATAGCGCAATATGTATTTGCTGAAGCTGTTGTTTGGAAAGCGCCTCCATTTGTACTAGAAACAAGTCCAAGTTTTGCAGAAAGAAGTTGACTCGTAGTCCCCACCAGCAAGTTACCAGAGTTATCAAAAATACCCCGTGGATTCCCATCCCCATCAGACAGCACGATGTAGTTGCTTGATGTGCGGATGTCTAGGCTACCTTGGTTGCCGTTGTATTGGCCCAAGATTGTGTTTTTAGTGCCTGTGGTTACAGAGTAGCCAGAGGCTTGACCAACAAATGTGTTGAACCCTCCAGTTGTATTGCTGTAACCAGCCTCACGACCAATAAAGGTGTTGTAGTTAGCTGTTGTTGTGGAATAACCAGAGGATTGACCAAAGAAAGCGTTTGCTATGCCTGTGGTATTGCTATACCCAGCCTGATAACCTACAGCAGTGTTGTTAGAGGCTGTGGTGTTGGAGTAGAGAGCATTTACGCCAACCGCAACATTACTTGAGCCAGTAGTATTTTGACTCAAAGCGCCAGTTGATACGCCAGATACACCAGCGCCAATTGCAACATTGCTTGTACCAGTTGTGTTTGCAGTAAATGCTTGAACACCCATTACGGTGTTATTTGCCCCTGTAGTGTTTGCAAGTCCCGCTGTATACCCAACAAATGTATTTGCTGCGCCAGTTGTATTTGCGTTTCCTGCTTGATAGCCTACGGCTGTGATTGCAGAGGCTGTGGTGTTGTTTAAAAGAGACTGCAAGCCAACAGCAGTGTTATAAGAACCATTGTTTGCATATAAAGAATCTTGACCAACAGATGTATTACCTGTTGCCGTTGTTTCTGTAAATTGCGACCTAAAACCTATTGCGGTATTTGATGAGCCAGTTGTATTTGATGACAATGCCGTAGTACCTATCGCAGTATTAGTGTTTACAGCACCTGCACCAAGGCCCACGGTAAGACCTTGAATTGAGCCAGCACCCGTAGCACTCAGCGTCCCGGTGACTGCTAGGCCGGTGGAGGAGAACGCCCCTACAGTTGCAGGTGTAGTACCAACCCCTATGTTTACCGTACCACTTGCGTTTTGCGCGTTGATAGCCAGACTGGAAGCAGTAGTAGACAAAAAAGCAGTTGATGCCGACGTATTACCAAATGTTCCGGCTGTTGACCCAAATACCCCTATGTTGATAGGGACGCTTGCATTGTTTACTGCGCTGATATTTCCTGTTTGCGCTGTTGTAAGTGTGTTAGTTGCAATGATGTTTGCGGCATTTGCTGCCGTAGTCGCATTTACAGTAGTAAACGCACCCGTGGCAGGTGTCGTAGCGCCTACTGTGCCGTTGATGTTGATTGAGGCTGTGCCGGTCAGATTGGTGACTACACCGCTAGAGGGTGTGCCGAGTGCAGGAGTTACTAGCGTAGGGGAGTTTGATAGCACAACATTGGTTGTGCCTGTGCTAGTAGTAACGCCCGTACCGCCGTTAGCCACCGGCAATGCTGTGCCAGATAAGCTGATTGCCAGTGTCCCAGTGGTGGTAATTGGAGAACCAGAAACAGACAAAAACGCCGGTACGGTTGCCGCCACACTTGTAACAGTACCCGTACCCGAACTCACGTTGACAGTGACATCATCACCAGAATTCGTAGCAGTAACACCGGCTCCAACAAAGTTGATTATCTTCACACCCGTAGAGATTGAACTGCCCTCGTCCTTAATACCCACTGCCCCATTGGTGGACATGGTAGAGATGACTTGAATCTTATCGGCCAAGTCTGGTGATACAACCTCGCCCACATTGATTTGCTGACCAGAGGACAAGCTAATAACCAGCGAACCATCAAAGTCAATGTTTGCATCAGTAACTGATACGCCATCAACACCGTCAACGCCGTCCCTGCCAGGTGTCCCTGGCAAACCTTGTTTACCGTTTAGTCCATCTTTACCATTGCGCCCGTCCTTGCCGTTGCGCCCATCGCTGCCGCTTGAACCATCACGACCATCTTTGATGCTAGATACCCGCTTTTCAATAACATCGGTTACGTTGTCAAACTTCTCGGTGATGTTGGTTTCAATTTTCTTGAACGCCTCAACCACCATCTGAACATTCTCAGCAGCCTTGCGCTGCTGCATCTGCTTTACCTCGGAAACAGAGTTGTTGACAGCACCAAAGATGTTGTCAGCAATGCCATCAACATTAGCATCGTTAAAGATTTTATCAATTGCCATAATTCAACTCCGTTGCTAGTTTTTCAAGAAACTGGTTTTCCATATCCACTACATTGCTCTTGGCGTTGTTCATTTGCAACTCTACGATCTTAGATTTGTTCTTGATGTCCGCTTCTTTGAGCATTAACTCTGCAATCTTTACGCGCTTGTCAAACTCATTGCTCTCATTACCCGCCGGTAGATTCTTAGTCGCAGAGGCCAGCACCTTGGCCTGCATCTCTTGCGGCATCAACTGAGTTTCCACCGATAACTTCTGCGCCTCTGCCCGATTCTGTTCGGCCTGCGTAGTGCTAACAGCAATCTGCGCCTGCGCCGCTTGCAAAGCCAATTGCTGCTGCATATCCTGCATCTGCTTGGCCTCTGGATTGGGCTGGCTCATCTGATCCAATGCAGCCATCAACTCATAACGGTTGCTCAAACTAGAGTTGTTCAAGATGCCCTTCAAGATCAACGGCAATACCGGCGTATTCGGCCCCAAGGTCTGAAGCAAGCCAATGAACTGCTGTTGTTCGTACTCACGCGCAATAATACCCAGCGTTGCCGTTGCAATGAACTTCATGTCAACAGAAGGATAACGCTCTGAGTCAAACTGCATATATCTAAACGATGCCTTTTGAATGAACGGAATCAGGAAGTCTTCTTGGAAGTTCACCAGCGTCCGCTTGTACTTCTTGATGATCGTAGCCACCGCCATCGACATCCCAGCACCATCGCGGTTGCCATTGCTAACCATGCCCTGGCTATCCATAGTGCCAGTGGCCTGTAACAACATCCGTTCAAACTCTTTTGCCGTGTTCAGATTGTTTAGACTTGTCTCGCCAAACTTGAACGGGTACAAAATCTCGGAAGGATTGCCGTTAACCAAGAACGCCTTACCAGGCTTCACCTCAAACTTAGCGCCGCGAGGCAACCGTGTTGCATCCATCCCCATCATGGGGCTGGTGGTCAGCGCCAATGAGTCCAAATGGCTACGCACTTGCGCGTCAATCGCCTTTTGCATATTGTAGGATTTCTCCACCGTACCCCTACCCAACAAACGATTAGGCACAGTGTCATCTTGGTACGCAATGACGGGTCTATCCTTCATCATGTACGGGTTTTCTTCTGCCTTGAGTAGCAACCCCTCATTGGCGATCACGACAATGGCCTCCACCATGTCGGCGTAATCATCAGCAACCGAGTCCTCTGGGAACAAGTCTACGACCTCTCCACCCTCATTCTCTAGCTGCTTTAGATATTCCCTAGGCACCAGACCGTAATACGTCAGCAGCCGAACCTTGTCATCACGGTATTGCGTAACTTCTTGCGTTGGCTCTAAATCATTGTCATCAGAGTCTGTGCCAATGTCCACCTTGCGGTAGATGCCCTTCTCCATACCCTCAACAATCTTTTGAATCCCCACAAATTTCTCAATTGCCACACCCATGCAATCATCAATGCTTGTCCCATTAGGGTCATACAAGAAATTCTTGGGATTTACCGGAATGATTTTGATTGCAATGCGGCTTTTCTCCACCACACCAATAGCAGCTTGCCCCGTTTGCCCTGGTATTGCCTGAGTCGCTGGCTCAAAGACCTTCTCGGTCTTCACCACAATCTCGCCAATGCCAGTTCCGTAGATTTCAGCCATCAACTCGATCTGGTCAATGGATTTCCTGATCTTGTCCTGCTTGAAATCCTCCATCAACTGCGCCTTTAGCGCCTCAACGTCCATAGGATTGCCGTTTATATCCTTTAGGTCATCCTCAATATCAAAGAAATCACCCTGACCAAAGATCGCCTCCATAATCTCAGCGTGGCGAGTCTCAACGGCCTGCTGAGTTGCCGGTGTAACTATGCGCGAACGCTCAGAATCTCGCGTCTTGTCCTCCGCAGCCCATTCACCACGAAAAATACGCTCGTACTCTAAATATTTTGGAAGAAAATTAGTGTCGCGGTAGTCGCGCCAACGGTCACAGTGGCTAACAACAAAGTCCGTAAGCTCTTTATCGTTCTCTGTCGGTTCTTCAAAATCGTTTTGTTTCAAGATGTCCATGATTTACCTTATCGAATACCCCAAAGGGTCTGTATACATGGGGTTGCTGGGGTAGTCTAACTCATTGGCTAACAAATCAGGTGCGGCTAATCCTGCGGCGGCTGCAATGGCAGCAGTCTTACGCAAAGGATCAAAGGCAGCAAAACGTGAACGGATTTGGTCTGGACTAAATATTGCCCCAACATCAATAAGTTTTGCTCCACTACCACCTGGATCGTATGTGTTTTTCATGATTACTGCATCATGACCGCCTGCTATTGCTTGGTCAATCAAATCTGAATACGATTGATCTCTATATGGTTGGCCTTGGAAATCATGAATAAGTGGATTTTTATACCTTAAAGCAACAGGCATAACATTGCCACCTTCTTGAGTGTGCTCTACTAATGCTCTTTCTGCTTTAACTGCCTTGAAATTATCTATCTGTTTTAAAACTGGAGTTGCTGCATCTTCTCCAACAATATTAACAATTTCTTTTTTTAATGCACTTAATTGGGGTTGGCTATAACTGTTATACCAACCATAAGGCATCAATTGCTTTACTCTTAAATCTAATGCCTCTGCCTCTGCTTGTGGTAATTTTTTGTTATATATAGTGTTTTGAATTGTGCTTAACATTTCATCTCTAGCATCGCCATATTTAGCAACTAAAGATTGCGCTTCTCGCATTCTATTTATTTCAGAATCTTCTGCAATTTGCATTTGTTTTTCATATTCATCCCAATTCTTATTTTTTTCTGCTGCATTGGCTTTACGCATTGCATCTCTATATTCTCTAGAGCCTCCAATCTGGGCATAACCAGATGCGGTTTCTGCTCCATGCCCTTGCATTGATACTGTATTTAACTTGGCTATTTCTTCATCAGGTATGCCTAATCGTTTAAGCATATCAATAGATGATTGATCTGTTGTTTTAACTAGCATTGATGCTGGTGGATTTTGAGGATCACGGGCAAAGAAAAATGCTTTTTTTGCGCTTGGTGCGCCAGTAGCTTCACCTAATAAATTTGTTTTAAAATTTGTAATATCACCAGTTGTTCCATGATACCAATCAGGCTCATATCCTTGTTGCAGCATTC